TCCGCCTCCAGCGTGGGCTGTACGTGCTTGTTGATTCCTACGCCAGACCCACCTTTGCTTCACGCATCCGTCAGCACTTCCCGATTGCCCTTTGCCTGACCAGCATCCTCGTCGCAGGCATCACGCTTCAAGTCATTGAGCAACGCACCATCACTGCTTGCCAAACCACCCATCGCGCATCCTTCTAATCATGTCAACCGCACAAGACCTTATTGATCAACTTGTCACCCTGCGTGCAGACAAAGAAGATCTAGAAGCCCGTGAGGCATTCCTGCGTGAGCAGCTTGAAGGTGCCATTGCCCTAGGCGAACTTGACCCCTACCAAATCGATGACAGCACCTACGAGTTCGTGAACGCCAAGTACGTCCGCTGTGAACGCAACAGTTACAAACTCAGCAAGGAAGCCGAACGGGCAATCAGGTCTATTAAAGAACAGGACATCGACGCTGGACTTGCCCAGCGGAACGTGACAATCTACTACCAGCTTCGCTGCCAGTAACATGCAAGGCTTGTCAGTTCTTTACTTCGTGAGACACGATGAAACTGGTCTTACAAAAATTGGAATAACTTCCAATTGGTCAGCTAGGTCAACTGCATTAAAGGTAGGCAGAAAAACAAAGCTTCTCGGCATTTACGAGTGCGAAGATGCGCTAACCGCAGAAAAAGATCTACATGAAAGAGCGCGTAAATACAGACTGCCTGGATCAGAATATTTCAATCTGCAAGTAAATGACTTAAAGCAACTACTCTGCTTTGCGGAGGCAAGCTATAAATGCGCTAAGCAAAAGCTAGAGCTATTTTCGCTTCATGCTAACTCTAAAATGCTAGACGTATCGCAAGCTCTTGACTGGTCGGCTTCAGATTGGTTTCGGCTAATGAAAAACTCATGGAGAAGATCAATTTTAGACGACGTAGAAAATTGCATAGACGAAGAACTTACTTTAGAAGAATTTCTTCAGTTCAAAGACGAAATAATGACAATCAAGGCGTCTTTGCTAAAAGAATGGCAAAAGGATTTATACGGAGAGGCTTATGGCGAATATCTTGTTATCAAGAAAATATGGGCAGAGTTTTACAGCCAAAAATCGTGCGCAATCTCAAAACATTTATTCAACATACATCGCTGTCGGAGTGGCATAAAGTGCAGGCCCAAAAGAAAACTTTCGTTCTCTAACGACATTTCATGCAAATGGAGCAGCTTTGATGCAGTAATAAATGGTCAAAAAATTAGCCTTGATACCTTAGGCATTATTTATAGACTTGTCTGTTGCTACCGCTTTGAACAATACTGCTCAAGCGCTTTTGACGCATTGCTCACCCCAGGCAGATTTGAGTATTATCTTGAGCACTATGGTCCACATTTAGGATGAACGATTCCATCACCTTCAACGTCCATGGGCTGCCAGCGCCCCAAGGTTCAAAGCGGCACATGGGCAACGGTGTAATGGTGGAATCCAGTAAGAATGTCAAACCATGGCGGCAGGACGTCAAGTTCGCAGCCCTAGCCGCTAAACCTGCTAACTGGGACACCGCTCCAGCCATGTCCCTTTCGGTGGTGTTCCGCTTCCTTCGACCATCATCCCACTACGGGAAAAAGAATGCACTACGCCCGTCCGCCCCCCAGCACTGCACTTCAGCTCGCAATGGCGATATTGAGAAGCTGATTCGCTCCACCAACGACGCCCTTACTGGTGTCCTTTTTGACGATGACCGCCAAGTTGTATCTGTCACCGCAACCAAGCGTTACTGCACAGAAAACGAACAACCGGGCGCTGTCATCACGCTCACTGCGCTAACACCTAACGCCTCATGACTTACCCAAATCTTGCGGGCGTCATCACCAAAGATGATGTATTCCGCAAAGGCACCGGATCCTACGCCGCAGATTACGTTTCTTGGGCACGGATCGCTAATCACCTGCATACCAGCGCCCCCGGCTGGATCATGCAAACCAGAACAGCACCGCATGGCGAGAACCATGTCTGGCGCAGTCCTGATGGCTCTGGTTATTTGACCGTCTACTTCCTGCATACAGACGGCACAGAGACACCAGATTTTGTTTATGCCATCACCGACAATCGCAATGTTCCGATTGCGTGGGACAAGATCAATAGCCGCATGATTTGCGATAGCCATCGCCGTGCGCTTTGTGCTGCTGCTGCATTTTTCTTTAGCCTTGGCTACGAGCTATGGGCACGAGAGGAGATTGAAGAGGCAAAGGCTGACAGCCCGTTACCAACTGTTGAGCAGCCCGCTGCTGCCAAAGCAAAGCCCGTTGCCGCAGCTACAAAGAAGGAAGAGCCTCCTGAGTTGTCGTCAGAGGAACTCCCGATCACTGACGGTGATCTAAAAACGATCCGTGACTTGCTGGCAGCAGAACCTGTTGTCAAAAGGAACAAAATCATTAAGGAGTTCAACAAGGAATTTGCCGTGCCTGAGGGTGATCTCATGACTGCCCACATCACGCTTCCTAAACACCTGCGCTACATCCAGGAACGGCTATCCACCTAACAAGGATCAGCCATGACCGATGAGATGATGCACGCCCAAATGGCGGCAGCATATGCCGCTCAACGTGCAGAGCTGGTTAAACAGCAGGACAATCATCTCCAACAGCTTCTTCCGCCTGATTTGGTATCTTTCCTGCAGCATTACATGCAGTCCAGGGAATATACAGCAAGACAGGCGTTGTCCGTTATCCTTTACCAATTTTTCGGATCATGCTCCAGATCACAGCAGTTGGCAACCTTGCCGCCGACCCTGAACTCAAAACCATTGGTGACCGTGAAGTAGCCAACTTCACCTTGATGGTCAACAAAAAGGTCAAAGGCGAAGACCATACGACAGTGCTCCGCTGTGCCGTATGGGGTCCACGCGCCAAGGTGGTAGGCGATTACCTGACCAAAGGTGCTCAAGTCACCGTTACTGGGCAGGCATACGTTGAGACCTTTGCACGGAAGGACGGCAGCCCTGGCGCTTACTTGGATGTAGCGGTCAATGATTTTTCACTGCCTGCCAAGACAAAGGTTGCAGTAGACGACATGCCGTTCTAGGGTCTCGGGGGCTCTGCCCCCTTTTTTTATGATCGGATGTCGGACCCTCTGCGCGATTACCTAAACCAGATCGGCAAAATCCCGCTGCTAACCGCTGCCGAGGAGATTGAGCTGGGTCATGCCGTGCAGCGGATGGTGGCACTCAGATCAAAGCAGGAACACAGCAGAGAGGAGCTGCGGCATATCAAAGCAGGCATCCGGGCAAAAAAACGGATGATCCAAGGGAACCTGCGGCTGGTGATTGGCATCGCGTCAAAGTACAAGCACCTTGCAAACCGCGTCACTCTGCACGACCTAGTGCAGGAAGGCAATATTGGTTTGATCCGTGCGGTTGAGCTGTTTGATCCAGAGCGCGGCTACAAGTTTTCGACGTATGCGTACTGGTGGATCCGTCAGGGCATCATGCGTTCAATCCAAGTACAGGACCGGATCATCAAATTGCCATCAGGCGCTAGCGACATCCTGCGCAAGGTCAAGACTTACATGGTTGAGCATCAGGACCTTTACGGTGAGCCGCCTTCCATCGAGCAATGCGCTGCACATGCTGGCGTTGCACCTAACACCCTTCGGGATTACATGCATAGCGCACAGGATGCTGTGAGCCTTGACGCAAAAGCAAGAACGCAAAATGAGGATGGCAGCTCAATCCTTGATTTAATAGCTGCCGAAAATGAAAAGCCTGAGGATGATCTAATTTTGACAACCAAGGTACAAGCCGTTCAACAAGCACTTTCGTATATGTGCGAAAACAGCAAAATGATTCTGAGTATGCGTTATGGGCTAGACGGTGAGGAACCTTGCTCCAAGCGTGAGATTGCCCGAAGGATAGGTATCGCGCAGGATACTACCGCTAGGTTGCTTGTTAACGCAGAGCGGCAACTAAGGCTGATCCTAAAAGAGGGACCGCCGGGAAAGTATCAACCACAGAAACACAGCTCCAGCTTGATCTGGGGTTGGGGGTAAGCCATGTCAGTTAACAGAATGGGGCCGCCGTGTCCTGCTTGCGGTTCTTTGACTACTGATGTCATGCGCACTTGCCGCAGTGAAACAGGAGATTTTCATCGCCGCCGTGAATGCCCATGCTGTAATCATCGGTTCAATACAATTCAGATGAGAGAACTTTTGGCACCACCAACGAGCGCCAAATGGAAAGATCGCAAGGTCACAATCAACTGGCGTCGTGTCAGTAAACAACTGCTTAGCCTGTTGCAATGAAACGCGAGACACTGCACCTGCCGGGTGGGATGTCGGTTGAAACCGGCAAGGATTGGAACGGGCGGTATTTTGTCTGTTACGCCAAGACTGCCAGCGTCATCGTCAGGACAGACAAGGAGATTAAACGCTTCCTGCAGTTGCCCATCAAGACGCCGAGTCGCGATTCTCTCGATTCTTGGTTGGCATCACTCGCAGCAGCAGACCAAAGCAAAACTCACCAAGCTCCATCACTATCCCAAGAATTATCAGCAGAACATTTGCAAACGGGTTTTGGACCCGAGTGTCATCTTGATCAATCTGACCCGAATCATCAGACTCGGACGATAATTTAACACTATCCCCAAAAGTTATAATCATCTCAAGTTCAGCAATATGCCCTGTGGCTTGCCTGACCAACTTGGTGTAGTAAGCATTTTGCTTGACGAGGGATGAGCAAAGATGCGCTAACTGCTCAATGTCTTCGCAGCGATACGCTGATCTACATTGATTCTCCAAACGCAGTTCTTCCTCTACGGAGAACTCAACGACCATCCACTGCCCCCAAGTCATTGGTTTTAGGCATATCAATCACGGTAGCGAGGGAAGCTAACCTTGGCTTGTCGCGCAGTTTTTATGGCTTCCATCTCCAAGGCTGGTCTCTCGCTAATTAAAGAGTTTGAGGGGTGCAGACTGACCTCTTATACCTGCGCTGCTGGAGTGCTGACCATTGGCTATGGCAGCACAGGTCCGCACGTTACGCCAGGCAAAACCATCACCCAAGCCGAAGCTGATGCGCTGCTGCTAAAAGATGTGGCACGTTTTGAAAAGGGCGTGGATGACCTGATTACTGTGCCGCTGAAGCAGTGCCAGTTTGATGCACTGGTCAGCTTTGCCTTCAACTGCGGCAATGGCGCACTGGAGGAATCAACACTCCGCAAGCGGCTAAACGCAGGCGAGGACCCGAACACCGTCGCCAAAGAGGAGCTGCCGCGTTGGACAAATAAGGGCTTGGCAGGTTTGGTGCGTCGCCGGACGGCTGAAGTCAACATGTTCTGCTCAGGTGGCGGTGCGGCAACAGCAGCAAAGACCACGGACCTGACCGCTACCAATAACACCCTGCTAAAAAAGGAGCCGGTGCCTAGCTCTGAGCTGGAAGACAACGAAAAATCGGAGATCGACAAGGGCAAGGCGTTTAAGGGTGCCAAGGTCCTAGCTACCCAAGACAACCACACCCAAGTTGAACTGCCTTACGGGCTTGGGACTTGGTGGCTCTTTGATGGGCACTGGGCTGAGCTGGATGGCAAAGAGGACAAGCCCGAGCCTGCTGGTGATGGCAGCGTCAACCTTGCCGTGCCGTACTTCAACCAAGTTGACAACTACACCCAAGCTCAGCGGACCTGCAATA